AAGCCGCCAAGCGGTCGGGCTATACCATGCAAGACCTACAGCAGATGATCTCGACATCTAAAACCACGGTCGAACTCATCCAAATTGTGTCCGATGCAGTAGACCGGGCGAGATACCCAGACGGCTGGATGTCAAAGCCGAAGAAGCGCACCGAGTATCATCGTGAATACTACTGGCGACACGCAGACAAGCGCCGCGCGCAACGCAAGACCAGTAAACTGTTGCGTAGACGTGTGCGACCGATCATCGCCGAGTTATGCAAGGCTGTGGACATCGGCAGGCTGACGGCAAACTGGTAGCCATGAATATCCTATTCTCCCTCGCTCTATTCGGCCTCTGCTATCTCATCTCGATATGGGCAGACCGCGCAGTGCTCGACGCTGCCCTGCTTTACCTGTTGCTACGGATACTGGATCGCTCGTGAAAGTTCTAGACTTATTTAGCGGCATTGGCGGCTTCAGTCTTGGCTTGGAACGAGCAGGGATGAAAACTGTTGCGTTTTGTGAGATTGATAAATTCTGCCGCAAAGTTTTAGCGCATCATTGGCCGAGCATACCAATTTACGAAGACATCAAGTTATTAACTGCTCAACGACTGAATGACGACGCTATAAAAGTTGATGTGATATGCGGTGGTTTCCCATGCCAGGACATATCAACAGCGGGAAAAGGGGAGGGATTAAGAGGTGAACGATCAGGACTCTGGCGAGAATACGCTAGACTTATTGGCGAAATACGACCCAGATACGTCATCGTGGAAAACGTCGCAGCGTTGCTTTTTCGAGGACTATCAGACGTTCTCGGAGACTTGGCCTCGCTCGGGTATGATGCAGAATGGCACTGCATACCGGCTTCCTACATTGGCGCACCTCACCGTCGAGACAGAATCTGGATCATCGCTTATTGCAACTCCAACAACAAAGGCGAACCAGTTATCTCCTTCAATGATGAAGCATCCAGGATGCAGGGCAATGCTTCCAACTCCGACAGCGAGGGATTACAAGGGAGCGAGAAAGCCGGAGACAATGAAAAAGACTGGACGCAATCCAGAAACCAACTCATTACTGGATGCCGTGGAGTTTCAAGGTCAATCTGGGAGACTGAACCCGCAGTGGGTCGAGTGGTTGATGGGGTTCCCGCTCGGATGGACAGACTTAAATCACTAGGCAATGCAGTTGTTCCGCAAATCCCAGAAATACTTGGCAAAGCGATAATCAGTCATGCGTTACGCCATGCGCCGCGACCTTAACGACTCGGAGATCACCGCAGCGGTTAAGGCGGCGGGGTTTAGCGTGATCGATTACACCAAGGCCGGCTTGGGCATCCCCGATAAACTAGCGATCCGGCCTCTGCCGCAAGCATCGGAATGCGGCGGCACGATGTTCTTTATCTGCTGGCTAGAGATCAAGAGCGCAAGCGGTCGGCTCTCGGAGACCCAGCAGATAGCACGGGCAGTCTGGGAGCCTAGGGGCGAGTGGATCGAGGCACGCGAGGCCGACCAAACAGTGCGCGATCTGATGCAACGATACGAGGCGAAGATAAAGCCGGAGTGTACGCGATGATCGAGAACTGCGGAGATGGCTGGAAAGTTTATTGTGGAAACTGCCTAGACGTAATGGCAGCGATTCCAGATAACTCAATCGACAGCATTGTGACCGATCCGCCCTATGGGCTTTCTTTCATGGGTAAAAAGTGGGACTACGATGTGCCGAGCGAGGCGATATGGCGCGAGTGCCTGCGGGTGTTGAAACCGGGCGGTCACTTGCTTGCCTTCGCCGGTACGCGAACACAGCACCGGATGGCGGTGAGGATTGAGGATGCGGGGTTTGAGATACGCGACATGATTGCGTGGGTGTACGGGTCTGGGTTTCCGAAATCGCTGGATGTGAGCAAGGCGATAGACAAGATGGACGCGGCGCAAGAACAGGGAGCGCGGCGACTTCGGTTTACGTCATGGGTGCGCTCGACGGGCATTACATCTCGGCAGATAGACGAGGCCACAGGCACCAACATGGGCGGTCATTACATTACGGCGGCTAGCCAGCCTGCGATAATGACGCGGGAGCACCTAGAGCAGTGCCGTCATCTACTGGGCGATGTGCCCGAATGGGTTGAGCGCGAAGCGGACATTCGCAGCGTAGAAAGCCGGAACTTTGCCGAGCGCGAGATTTTAGGCGTTCAAAAGGGTGCTATGGCAGGGTGGTCTATGGATGGAGGGACAAAGTTTATCGACCGGAACATCACCGCCCCCGCCACCGAAGCCGCACGCCAATGGGCCGGATGGGGAACCGCCCTTAAGCCCGCCCTGGAGCCTATCACCGTGGCCCGCAAGCCGTTGATCGGCACGGTAGCCGCAAATGTCTTGGCGCATGGCACGGGTGCATTGAATGTAGATGGATGCAGGGTTGGCGATAACGCTGGTTGGTCATACCCTAGCGGACGCGGCGGCAGCGGGTGGCATGGGCGCGAAAGTTTGTCCGCCAACCTGTCAGAACCGATGGCGGCAACGCAAGGCCGCTGGCCCGCCAACCTAATACACGACGGCAGCGAGGAGGTGGTGGGGTTGCTTAACGACGCCGCCCGCTTCTTCTACTGCGCGAAGGCGAGCAAGCGGGACAGGAACGAGGGGAACAACCACCCCACCGTCAAACCCACCGACCTAATGCGCTATCTCTGCCGCCTTGTCACCCCACCGGGCGGCACTGTCTTTGACCCATTTATGGGCAGCGGTAGCACCGGAAAGGCTGCAGCGATTGAGGGCTTTTCGTTTATCGGTGCTGAAATGCAAAGAGAGTACTTCGACATTGCAGCATCTAGAATTGGAAAAAAAGAAAGCATTCAACAGGGCTTGCTATGATCGAGTGGACGCGAGTAAGGCTGGCGCAATGGGGCAGATGGTCGCGGGGGCGGGCAGTCTCGGGATACCCATCGGCCTCGGCGTTCGTATTCTGTAACTCGGGAGAACGCGCAGCGCACGACGCATCCACGGCACCCGATGACATCGCCGAGATAGACGCGGCAGTTGCCAAGATCTCGGCACCTCTGCGACAGGTCTTGGTCATCTACTACTGCACCTCTGCCCCGCTGTGGTTCAAGGCTGCGAGGCTTTACATGAGCCGACGAACCCTCATGCGCCGGGTTAAGACAGCGGAGGAAAAAGTTAACTTCTATTTACTACTTGATGCCGCCCCGAAAACATGATACAAGCGCGCATAATTGGGGGTTGTGCGCCCAATATGGTTTAGCCTCGACCGGCACACATCCACATGATTGATTGATCGTTTGAGCCGACCACCGAGGCACTTATGCAAATCGACGTTAGAGTTAACATCGATGACGCTATCCGAAGAATCGGATGGCAACTGAAAGATGAGATACAGAAGGCTGTGCCCACAACTCTTAACAGAGTGGCAACGTCTGCTCGCGTCACAGCGATTGATGAGATCAACAAGATCACCGGGCTAAAGCGAACGTCTATTCGACAGAGGTTGCCGATTACTAGGGCGACTCGTGCATTACCAGAGGCCAAGATCACGGCTTTGCCATACGCTCCTAACCTTCGTAACTTCGATGCGTATGAGGTTAAAGAGGGCGTCAGCGCAAAGGCGTGGAACGTCCGCAAGATTTACCGTGGAGCGTTCATCGGCAACAAGGATAGAACAGTCTTCACAAGAGTTGACTACCGACCGCCAACCAATGCGAAGCGACGGATTGGGCAGCACACTCGTAAGGCTCATAACAGGACAAGGAACGGCACGACATTCAGCGTAAGCCAGCACACTGTTGGCGCTGGCGCGAAGAAGCCTAGATCTGACATTCGGCCTTTGTTTGGCCCGTCAGTTCCTAGAACCTTCATACAAGAGGCTGTTAATCGTTCCATTAAGAAGACAATCGACGAGAAGTGGCCTGTAGAGTTTGAAAGGCAAATTGCTTTTAGACTGTCGAAAATTTGACGAAAACGCCTCAACAAACAGCATATTCACAGGCTTATCAACAGGTTTAGGCAGTTATTCACAGTGATTCGTAAGTTATTCACAGGATGTCCACGGGTCCCTCCACAGGCTTCTAGCCTCGCGGGTTACGCGGC